CTTGATAGTGATGGTACAATTTTCTTCCCCAAAAATGTGGGTTGCGCTTACGAAACGAGGCTAGTTGGTTGCGTGGAGTAGGCAGGCTAGCAGCATGGAAAGGAAGCCTAGCAAGATACTGCTTAGGATTAGGTAGAACTCTAGTTTTACTTGTTTCATGTTATTTAGTCCATATTGATTTAATTGAGTCTGATTTTTCTTTGTATCCTAACCATTTTAACAACTCAGCTACTTCTTTTTCGCCTATGTTGTATAATCTGTATCTATTAATTGGATTGTCTGTTATGAATGTAGCATTGGCTTCTGCTGCTTCTAGTATTGCTCTGTGTATAATGTTACCTTGAGATAAACCTAACCTATTTGGACGTCTACCATTGATTGAAATACCTACTATACAGTCTTTTTTATATGGCTTGTTGTTACTTTGTTTTCTAGCTCTTGGATCTGTGTTATAATAATAATGACTAGATGAGCCTACCACACCGTATGTTATTAAATGATCACAAGTCTTGAATTTTAGCTCATCTTTTTGTCTGTATGATTCTTTGTTCATAATGACTACTTCTAGGTTAGTGTTTTTTTATATATCCTGACAGCTTTTCTAGTTTCTAATAACAATTGAGGGATGTTTTCTTTGCTTTGAGGAACTGTTGATAACTTCTTTTTTTGTTTCAGTGGTACTTGTTGTAGTGCGTAACCTGTGTAGGCTTGTTCCCATCGGTCTAAGAGTTTAATAAGCTTTTTAGTACGCATGCTATGATCATGATTAGGTTTATTACTATCATACTTCTAAAGATTAGCTTGTCTTTAGCTGTGTGTTTTTGTTGCAGTTGAGTCCAGTTTCCGCGTTCTATGTTGTTCTTTTTAAGCATACAAACCACTTCTATTTATTATTGTTTGTCTCTGGTGAAACATCAAACCATTCTCTGTCGCCAGTTGAAAGGATTACTTTTCCAGACTTAGTTAGACCAACTAACAGATAATAACATTGTGTGTTAGGTGTGTTTTCTACGGGGAAGCCACTCACTTGTACTATTGGATCAGAGATTTGTTCTGTTTTTATGTTCTTTTTAAGCATACAAACCACTTCTATGGAGTCGTGGTAATAGTGGTTAGTGAGCCACTATAAACAAGCATTAGAATACATGAAAAGGATTGCAGGTTTTAGGGGATCAGGGATTTGAGGGGTCAAAGGAGCTGTGAGGCCAGTGTTTATGCGGCTTGGGAGCTGGTAGCAAGGGATCAGGGGTTTGGGTGGGATGTGAAACCATGCTCCATACCTACCAATAGACGACAGTTTCTGTGGTGCTGTCGAACATAGGAAGTATGTTTCATGTGTACAAGTGTTCACTGAATCAGGGGAACACTGGTGCATGTAGCTTTAGGTAGCTTGCTACCTTTGGGTGCATGCACCAATGAGCCGAAGGCTCGACGAATAGCGTAGCAGAAGGAGCCTTGGGAGCGCCAGCTCTTGAGGCTACCTGCGTAGCTTGTGAACCACGGGAGCCGAAGGCTCGAAGATTATTTGTGCATGAAGGGGGGGGCATGGGGGAAACTCTGTTCCCCCAAAACAGGGGGGACCCATCCACCGCATCCAATTTTTGGTTTTTTCAAAGTGACCCCACTACTCACCCCACCACTGACCCCACTAGCAAATGTTACCAAGGTCCTTATTTAGCAAGCTTTTGTGAAACATTGACCCCACTACCCACAGCAGCGCCTAGCAACGTGTGGGGTTTTTTTATCCTATACGTTTATTAAGGACTTATGTAATATGACCCCGTTGACCCCGCTTTTCTGAGACTCAGATCACTCTTTTTTTAATTTTTAACAGAATCCTATGAAAAAGCGGGGTCAACGGGGTCAAATGACTTAAGTCGTTGATAAACGTATAAGGTAAAAAAAGGGCATTTACTTTTTTTATTGCTGTTTTTGCTGCAAGTGGTGGGGTCAAACTAATGAATTGTTGACAAATTGTGAGGTTTATTGCTAGGTTGTCTCCATGCCAAAGAGAGATTTTTTTGCAGATAAACGCAAGACAGTGAATGGAATCAAGCCGAAGCAAGCTGCGGTTCAGAAAAAGAAGAAAGTAGATCGTTGCTATAAACGCCGTTACAAGGCCGAGAGGGATTTGAAAGTTGCGGAAGTAGAACTTAGTGCCAAAGAGAAGGAGGTTGCCCAAATTACAGCAGTTAGAGATCAGTTAATGGAGTTGATGGCCAAGGCCCCCAGCCCAGCGGAGCAACGGAAGATTATTATGGCCACGTTTATGGAGGCCAAGTTTAATCCAATTGAGGTCATGATTGACATGGTTCAGGATGGAAACGCTGATCTCACGGATAAGGATAGGGCTAACATTGTTGATAAGTTAGCCAGTTACTTTGCTCCCAAGCCTAAGACGATTGATTTGCAAGCGGACATGAAGAGTTCCGTAAATATCAATGTTGTTGATTACAGCAAGATGACTCAGAAGGATCTGATTGCCCAAACACAGGATGAATCGAATAAGTTGGTAGATGATGCCAAGATTATTGATATTGTGTCTGATGAGGATTACAGTGAGTTCGAGTCCCCAGAGGATCAGGTAGCCCAACAGTAATGGAATTAACAGTTCCAGCTCAGGGTTGGGTACCTCGGCCCTACCAGCTTCCGTTTGTGAAGTACATGTTTCCTGATAAACCGAATCTTCGGGCTGTGGTTGCATGGCACAGGCGAGCTGGAAAGGATTTGACATCTATCAATGTTATGGCCACCAAGACTCTCCAGAGGCGAGGGTTGTATTTGTACATTGGTCCGTTCCAGAATCAGATTAGACGTATTATTTGGCAGGGTCAGGACAAAGATGGGCGCAAGTTTATTGATTTCATTCCTAGGGATTTGGTTGTTCGCAAGTCTGAGCAGGAAATGAGTCTTACTTTAAGCAATGGTTCCGTTATTCAGTTGCTTGGAGCGGACAATCCCGACAAATTGGTGGGTATTAATCCTTTGGGCATTGTATTTTCTGAGTATAGTTTGTGTGATCCAGTGGCTTGGCAGTTGACTTCACCTATTTTGAATGAAAATGGCGGTTGGGCCCTGTTCAATGGAACCCCCAGAGGCCAGAATCACTTTTTTCATTTGCTGGAGAGAGCCAAGGCTGACAAAGACTGGTTTGCTAGTCACTTATCGGCCACCAAGACCAAGGCAATGTCTCCCGAACAGCTTCGTAAGGCTCGCAATGAGTCCACCAGTGAGGCCAAGTTCCAATCGGAGTATATGTGTAGCTTCCACACCCCAGTTGAGGGTGCATACTACGGTGAAATCATGACTAGGATCACACGCAAGGGTCAGATTCTGGATACATTGGCCCCTGATCCTTCGTTACCTGTGCATACGGCTTGGGACTTAGGGATGGACGACTCTACATCCATTTGGTTCTTCCAGCAGTATGGAAAAGAGATCAGGATTGTGAATTATTTTGAATCCTCTGGTGAGGGGTTGCCTTTTTACGCTCGTCACTTGGATCGCTGGTCTGTAATGAATGATGTGATATTTGGTAAGCATTATTTGCCCCATGACGTTAATGTTAGGGAGCTGGGTACAGGCAGATCACGGAAAGAGGTACTACGGTCCCTTGGAATCAAGGCTACCGCAGTCAAGCGGTTTAGTAAGAGTGATCAGATTGAAGCGGTTCGTTCTATTTTGCCAAGATGCTGGATAAATAAGACAGAGTGTGCCATGGGGATCGAGCACCTCAAAGGATACCGCAAGGAGTGGGATGAATTGAAACAGGTGTTCAGGAAAACCCCTGTTCACGATAAATGTTCTCACGGGGCGGACGCATTTGCTACTTTGGCTGTTGGCTTGAAAGAAGCCAGCAAACACAGTACTTTGAATAAGAAGGACCGCATTGAATACAAAGTAAAAGAGTTAGACTGGTAAAATGGCAATCAATGAACCCCTACCGACTCGACTGACTCCCATGGATCAGGCGGTCATCACCTATCACAGTGCAGGCGAAGATTTCGTTAAGTTGTTAGATTCCTATATCTCCAGTTATCCAGAGGCCAAGCGATACGTATTTTTTGCGCCGAATATTATTTTGTTGGGACATGAAGAAACGAGGGTTAATCCCAATGTTTGGGACTCCCCTAAGCGGAATCCTTATTGGTTGATAGCCTACGCTCAGGGATTGAGTATTGCCTCTTTGGTACCCATGATGCCATACTATCTTGACACAATTGGATTTAACAGGTATTTAAAATATCCAGACAAACCGATAAAATTTATTTCTACCGACAAAATTCTTTCACGCTATGGCCAAGATGTTACCAAAACCTCAAAATATAAGAGCAGGAAGAGGTACGCTTCGTAAGCCCACAAACACACATAGACAGACTAAAGAGAGATCAACCTCTAAAGCTGAGCTACCCACACCAAAATTAGGTACTGGAATTAAAGCTAAACCAGTACAAAGCAATCAAAGGGTTGTTGGTAATGTACTAAATGAGGCCCCAGCAAACAGTCCTTTGGCTGGTTTACCTAACTGGACCCCAGAGAAACAAAGAAGGTTTGACAATCCTAGTCCAAATGATTGGTTTATTAAGTCTTTAAAAAATCCATTCTTTTTAAATATGTGGAAAGGTGTGGCAAAAAGAGCAAGTAATCGAAGAAAATCTAACTAGTTACACAACAATTAAAATTATGGCATCAAAACCTTCTTCACCACCTCCACCACCTCCACCGCCTCCACCTCCACCACCGCCTCCCCCTGCCCCTAGGTCACCGATTAAGGCAGCTTCAAAGGGTCGTGGATCCGCTGCAGTGGTATCACCTACTACTAATCAGAGGTCCTCTAGGCCTACGTACAGGAGTCAAACCAAGGCTCCTGCAGCTTCTGGAGATCGTAAGAAGCAACTTGGTTCAGGATTATAATGCCACCACTAAAGAAAATAGTTCGATTGGGAGAGCGATACTCCCAGCTCAAGCAGATGCGCTCAGGCCACGAAGCAACGCTTCAGGAGGCCCAGACGTATGTGACCCCTAACAGAGCGGATTTTAAGTCTGCTGGGGGACACACAAGCACACGGAATCAGGACAACAGTAAGATGTTGTATGATCACACGGCTGTTCGAGCAAATCAGATGTTTGCTAATGGTATGTGCAGTTACTTAATGCCTAAGTCAAACAACTGGGCGTATCTGAAACCAGAGGCCAAGCCGAGTGCTGATCTAACTTCTGAAGAGCTTATTTTCCTTGAGCAGTTAAGCAACAAGGTAATGCACATTTTAGCGTTACCTTCTTGCCAATTCTACAGTGCAGGTCATGAAGCCTTTCATGATCTAGGATCCTTTGGAACCTCTGTTACCTATGTTGACAGAACAGGTCCCATTATCACATTTAAGTCTTGTGCGCTTGCGGATACATTCTTTGATGTGAATGAAGTGGGTAAGGTGGACACCCTGTATCACAGGAAGTTCATGACCACAAAAGCATTGATTCAGATGTTTCCAGAGGTGGTCAATGTAAAAGGCTTTGATCCTGAAACTACGGATACCAAACATGAGTTGGTGTACGCTGTTGAGCCTAGCCAAGACATTCGAGCTCAGCGTCATGGTAAGGTAGGTACAGCTAGACCGTATCAAGCAACATTTTACCTACCAGCCTTGGATGCTATACTAAAAGAAGGAGGACTCACTTATTTCCCATATTTGGTACCACGTTGGATGGTTGTTGCTGGTGAGATCTGGGGCCGAGGTCCTGCATATTCGTGTATGCCAGCCATTCGGGTTCTGAATAAAATGGTGAAGGAGTTGCTCAAAAGTGCAGAACTTGCTAATGCACCTACACTTAGTGCTGAAGAAGACTCTTTATTGCTGCCGATCAGCTACGGAGCCCGAAGTATTATCTATCGAGAGCAGGGTACACCTATTCCTGAACCGATTATGAGCGGTTCACAACCTCAGATTACTTTGGAGTTGTTACGGGACTATCGGGAGCAGATTCAAATGTCTTTTTTTACGGATCAGATTATCCGTGATCAGAAGAAAGAACGCCAATCTATTGTGGAGATCCAAGACGAGCGGAGTCAGATGCTTCAACAAATCGGACCTTTACTTGCTAGAATGGAGACAGAGTTTCTTGCTCCTGTAATTGAGCATGTTATTGAGTGGATGCAGTCGAAAGATGGTATCTTTGATTTTGGACAAATGCCTGAATCACTGTCTGACAGTTCCCTTGAAATCGTATTCACAAGTCCAGCAGCCCATGCTCAGTATGCTACAGGTGTTGGTAATTTATCAGGTCTACTTCAAGATCTAACACCCTTGGTTTCAGTGAAGCCTGAGATTATGGATGCAATCAATGACGTAGAGCTGGTGGATCAGCTTACTAGAATGCGAAATGTTAGCAGAAAAGTTGTTGCACCAAAGAAAGAAGTAGAGGATAGTAGAGAAGCAAGAAACCAACAAGAACAGCAAAACCAACAAATTGAGCAATTACCTAATATAGCTGGGGCAATGAAGGATGTGGCAAAAGCTAGATCTGATGACCCTGAAGGCTTAGGTCAGTTACTTAATATTTAATATGAATACAGCATATAAAACATTGTTAAACTTCTCAATTGGAAGGCATAGACTTCAATTGATACTTAATACATCAGGTTATCATACTTTTGAGCACCCTGGACCTTATCTATTTAACACACCTATTTATTTTTCTAGGGTTATTATTGATACAGATGATGAAAATGCTCCTAAAGATGTTAAGCTTACATCCTTTCAGGCTTGTTTTTTCTACACTGTAATTACCTACAGCAGGTACACTAGGTTAAAAGATGAAAGCACTTCTGAAGAAGCGTAAGTTTAAGGAAGCTGTAGATCACATTTACAGCACACCTCAAGGTAAGATATTCTTTGAGCAATTCTTTAAAGACTGCAATGTTACAAATCCCAAGTTTTCTTCGGATCCAAATGTTACTCAATCCAATGAGGGTAAGCGCCATCTAGGTATGAGTTATCTAAATATTTTATGTAAGTCCAAATATGAAATGGATGAACTAATTAAACAGACACAAAAAGCAATGACAAATAATGAATAAGCTAATCCAAGAACTATTACGAGAAGAAGAAGGTGAACTATCCGCAGCTGGCGGTGGTGGAGGTATCGGCGGAGGTATTGCAAGCTCGGAAGCTCCAGCATCCGAAGCCCCAGCATCCGAAGCCCCAGCATCCGAAGCCCCAGCCTCGACTTCAGCACCTGAAGCTCCTAGTTATGATTTTGAATCAGAGGACTTATATAAAACATTTGTTCAGACGCTTCCAGAAGATCAACGGGAGCGAGAGTTCTTTAAGAATACTAAGTCTTTGAAGTCTTTGGCGGAGCAGGCTATCAATGCTCAATCGGCTCTGGGTCGCAAACGATTGCAGGCTCCACAAGAGGATTGGTCAGATGCTGAGTGGAATGATTTCTATACGCATATTAAGCCAGAGACTGCTGAAGCCTATGAAGGTAAGGAATCTGTGTCTGTGTTTTTAGATGACCAAGAATCTAAGGAATTTACTTTTGATGAAGACACTTCTGCTGAGTTAAAAGATGTTGCTTTTAATTTGAATCTACATCAACGAGACTACGGTAAGCTTCAAGAAATTTGGGCAGAGCATAGTGTAAAAGCTGAGGCACAATTAGCTCAACAGATTAATGAATCCGTTCAGGCTCAAAATTCTGCTTTGCAACAGGAGTGGGGTATGGACTATGCTAGCAACCACAAGTCTGCAAATGAAGCATTTGAAGTTATCTCAAAGCAGATCCCTGAACTGAATGAGCTAGTTGAATGGAGTCCGATTGTTGCTAATCACCCTGCTGTGATGAAACTCTTCAATTTGATTGCACCGAGTGTTAAAGATTTGGGATTACCAAATACAGGTGTAGGTGGTTCTACTTTTTCAGATGATTCTGTTGCATCTTTGAAGTCTCAAATTAAGGACCTAGACACTAAGTATCAGGATCTAATTATGGTAAATCAAGATGGATTGGCCAAAATGAATCCAGCAGACAAAGCTAAACGAGAACGTATTTTGAAACAACGCACGGAGTTGTATCAAAGAACATACTCGGAATAAAGTTTGACATTTTCAAGGCTACCCTATAGTCCTAGACTATCGGGTAGCCTTTTTTTGGGTCCGTGTACAGCTTCGGAAGGCCGCTGGTATCGTACTACAAGATGAGTCCGAAAGGATAGCTCAACAAACAAATCCGTTAAATACACTAACTCAAATACAATAATACTATGTTTCAAGAAGGACCCAATGCTATTACGGTAGCAGAGAAAAAACAATTTATCGAGGGTTTTGATCAGGCTTACCAACAAGGTGAGTCTATCCTAGACCCTCTCGTAGATCGCACATCGCAGCGCAGTGAAGCAGATGTTTACCAACGAATCGGTGAAGCT